TGATCAACGACATTATAGCGGCGGCCGAGGGGGTGGACGAATGATCCCGGCCGCAGAAATTTCCCGGCATGAGGGGCGAGATTCCCGGACGTGCAGCCTTGGGGGGCGACTGATGCCGGGCGTGCCTCCTACCTCCCTGTTGGAACTGGGTGCGGGGCTTCGGTCCTGCGCCCGCTTTTTTGCGATCGGGTCTGGCAGGGGTGCCTACGGATGCCTGGACAAATTGCGAAGGGTGGCAGCTTTCGCCACCACCCTTGCATATCCCTCCCTGCCACGCGTTTTATCGGGTCAGAAGTTCCAATGCCTTCATCGCCGCTGCGGGGTGAACTTCCCCCCTGAACACTTCACCAATCCTGTGCGGGTTGGTGCCCAGCTTTTGCGCAATTACATTGTATTTTTCCCCTTTGCATCGGAGGATATGCGCGGTAACAGCTTCATTGAGATCGAGAGATTTCCTCTCGATCTCAATCGTGTTAAGTTTAACCCCCGTCAAGGGGTGCTTGTGTGTTGCCATAAAAGTCTCCGTTTTGTGGCAGGTGCGACCGCGTTGGGCGGAGTGGTATTGATGCCCGTGGTCGCAATGATCCGCACAATTTCGGAGCGTGCGGGTTTCTCCGCTGGGCGGGTGACGGCGAATCAGGCGAATCACCCGTCCAGCACCTTATTTTCACACGCTACATGTTGTGAACAAAGTGCGTTTCACCCCAAAACCGTCTTCTTATTGGCGAATAGGTATCTGTATTCCAGGGGGTGGAAATGAAGGATTTCCCCGACAGCCTGCCGGATTGGGACACCTTGCTGGCGCCGCATATGCACGAAAAATGGGGCGGATTGCTGTATGTGGATGTGCCGCTGGTGGACGCGGCGAGGCGGCTGAGGGGGCGGCTGGTCTATCTGGCAACGCCATACAGCCGAGAGGTCATCGGAAGCGACGGGCGCTGGTGCCCGGTGAGGTCGACCGAGTTCGGCATTCGGGCGGCCATGTGGGCGCGCAGGTTTGCCGGACAGGGCGTCACGGCCGTGTCGCCGATCGTCCAGGCGGTCGAAATGGTCCATTGTGGCGCGCCGACCGAACCGGACCCGCTGGACGCCGAATTCTGGGAAAAATGGTGCCGGCCATTGCTGGCAAAGGCCGATGCGGTGGTCGTGCCGCCAATTCAAGGCTGGCGGGCCAGCGTCGGCGTCTGGCGCGAGGCGATCGAGGCCCTCGCGACATCGCGCCAGGTCTGGCTGTTGCAGAATGATAATGGGGGTGAGATCAATGAGCAGCGCCCATAAGTTTCGGGTCGTTGACGACGACCTGCCCGAATATCCGCTGCCGGCGTCAGAGCGCCTCGAGGTCCATTTCTTCGTGACCTTCTGGCACCAGCGGTGGCTGAATTCAGAATTCCGGCTGAAGGCCGAAGCCGATGTGCGCGGCTATGCGCTTGACCTGTTTTTCATCGCGCAGAACCAGTCACCGGTTGGAACGCTGCCCGCAGATGATGCGCTGCTGGCCAAGCTTCTGATGATCGATCTGGCGACGTGGAAGTCGCTGCTCAAACGCGAAATCAACCCTCTCTACAAATGGACACGCTGCCGCTGCGGCGATGAAATCCGCCTGATGCACCCGGTCGTGACCGAACAGGTGCTGCACGCGGTGGCGAAGAAGCGGCACAACCTTGCATCCCGTGAGCGGGAGCGCGAGCGCAAGCGCCTGGCGTCTTTGCGGCACCGGATCGTCGAGGCTGGCGGGCATTCTTCGCTTGCCAATAACGCTGATTACGTCGCCAGGCTTGACGCCTGGCTGCTGGAAAACTGTTCGGGCAATCGGACACCTCCGCGCGTGCGCGAGGCCATGGAGGCCCTCGAAATCGCCTCGAGGGCGCGCTGAAATTCCTTCCGCATTCTTTCCGGCGGAAGGAATAAGGAAGGAAACGGAAAGAAATCGGAAGGAATGAGGAAGGAATTCGCCATGTTTCCGCCAATTCCGGGACAATTCCGTCCTCTCTAAGAAGAAAAGAGAAGAAATGAGAAAAGAAGAAAATTCCGACCGGCGCCCGAAATCACGAAACGCAGCACTGCGCTGACATGGTGGAATGCTGAGAAGAGGAATGGGGACATGGGGCATGCAGGTGAAAAGACAGGCAGATCGGCAGTACAGGAACTGCTGATCGATCCGCTGACCAATATCGGGCTGGTCCGACCAAGCGGGGTTACCAAGGCGGTGCATGATCAGCAGCTGGACCGGTTGAAGGATCGCCTTGCCTATATGAGCCGTGAAAACCTCGAGGTTCTGCGCGAGGTGATCGAGGCCAACCCGGCCGGGCCGCAGGGCGACCGTTGGCCAGCGGTCATCACCATCCTGAAATGGGCAGCCGACATTCAGCAGCCGCCGGAGGACGAGCCACGGCTGGTCACATCATGGCTTCGGTCGATCGAGGGAAAGAAGGCGCTTGATGGTGGCTATATTGTCGAGCTGCGGGCATGGCTGCGCAAGCATCGCAGGCCAACCAATGCCTATACGCTGAGCCTTGTGCGTGACCAGGCGGACGAGAACATGCGCCGTCGGATGCGGATCGAGGGAGCGATCGCGGCGGGCACCGCCCGGGAAGAGGATCGCGCCTGGCTCGATGCATACCGGAAAGCATATGAAACCTGCCTCGAGATCATCGCGGCAAAGGATGAGGAAGAGGCGGCATGAACAACGAGCGCAGACTGGCCAGGCGGATCGAGGCCGGGCATCGACCACCGGGTGCCAGCCCGGAAATCGTGGAGTTCGCACCGGCGCGGGGTGTGGTTATTCCGGTTGAATTGCGGGACACCTATGTGAACGCGGATGGCGAAGTCGAGACAATCGACGCTGGTGTGCATGGTCTGCGCCCGGTGCGCAGGCTGGATGTGTTCGACCGCATGCATGACCAGTTGACGCCTGCCCAGGTGGCGATGGGTCGCCATTACCGTGATCTGGTCGAACGTCACGCTTCGGCCGGGGTTCGCTGTTCATCGATCGAGGCGGTGCGAAGCGGTGGCGGTGGCCAGGGTTCGTTCATTGATGCCGTGCTGCGGGACCGAGAGAAAATCCGCGTGATCCATGATCGGATTGGAACCGGTGCTGCCATGGCCGTTCGGCGGGTCAGGCCGTCCAGTCGTGGATCGCGGGTGACCATAACGGATCGAAGGCTTGTCGATATGGTCTGCCTCGAGGACAGGACGATCAGCGAGGTGCTGCGGGTACATGGCTGGTGCGAGAAGGGCCAGACACGCCGGGCGCTGCGACAGGCATTGGCCGATTGCCTCGACAGGATGGCCGGGCCGGTGGTGGGCCAAAGGGTGCAGACGGCAGTCCTGGGGCCGTCGCCTGGCGATCTCGGCTATGAAGAAGACCCGGATCATGTGGGGCGATATCGGCGCGTTCAGAATTCATCTTGACTTAGGTCCGTGCAGGATTCACAAATAGGCATCATCAACAAGAACGCCCGGAGAATGCTCCCGGGCGTTTTTCGTTGGTGGTGTCTGTTTCCGGGTGCGAGGTGATCCATTGAAGCCCTGTGCAGTGGCCGGATGCCATCAGCTGGTCGAGATTGGTCGATCACGCTGCAAGGCACACGAAACTGTGGAGCAATCTCGAAAGCCTGACCTCCGTCACAAGTCACGACCGTGGCGCAAGTGGTATGCGACGGCACGATGGAAGCGTCGGCGGCTGCGCCAGTTGCAGGTCGAGCCTCTATGTCGGATGTGCCCCGATGATGCGAAGCGCCCGGCGACTGTGGTTGACCATGTGATCCCGCATCGAGGTGATGCCGGGCTGTTCTGGTTCGGCGAGCTGCAAAGCCTGTGCAAGCATTGCCATGACAGCAAGAAGCAACGGGCTGAGCGGCGCGCGCAATCGGGGACCGGGGGGCATCAAATCTTGGAAACGCCCCCAAACGGAAACCGGCGCAGGTAGTCAAAAATTTCCGCGCCCCTTTTTGGCAGGGGGGGCCTTGCTTTGGAAGGGAACATCAGTGTCCAGGCTGGAACAGGTGATGAAACGGCTTCCGGGCATCCCGGAAAGCTATGGGCCGGAAGAGCGCGCTTATCTGGAGGCGGTTGTTACGCAGCTGGTGCGCGATCGTACGTTGGATGAGGTCGTCTGGGGGCTGGCGCTGGACTGGGCGCATCACCGGGCTGAATGTGACCGCCTGCATGACGAGATTTCGCGCGAGGAAGATCAGCGCGACAGTGACGGGCATTTCATGTCGGCGGCCGAGCAGAAGCGTGCGTTCCACGAAAACCGGTCACGCCAGATCGAGCGCGAGCTGTTCGCAACGCCTTACGCCCGGGTCAAGACCGTAGGTTCGGCGCAGACCAGCTTCATGGACCTGCTGGATGAATCGGCCTCCGGGAAGGCCGGCAATGTCACGGCGTTCCGGCCGCTCCCGCGCAAGGGTGCGCGCGCATAGATGTTTGTTGGCCAGCTCGAGGAATATGTCGCCGGTGTGATTTCTGGCGACATTCCTGCATGCGCGAAAATCAGGCAGGCAGCCGAGCGGCATGTGGCCGATACCAGGCGGCAGGGAAGTGATGGCTTTCCGTATGTGCTCGATCGCGATGCGGTCAATCACATCTGCCAATTCATCGAAAGCCTGCCGCATGTGGAGGGGCCGGCGGCCGCTCGCGGCGAAAACATGCAGCTCTTGCCCTGGCAGATATTCCTGCTCGGCTCGTTGAATGGTTGGCGGCATGTGACAACCGGCGCGCGGCGGTTTCGCACCTGCTATGTCGAGGTGCCGCGCAAGAACGGAAAATCGACGCTGCTGGCCGGGCTTGGCCTGTATTTCCTGTCGGTGGATGGCGAGCCGGGTGCAAAGGTCTATTCGGCCGCATCGGCCACGCACCAGGCGCGCATCGTGTTCGAGATCGCGCGCGCCATGGCGCAGACGGCCATTGTGGACGGCAAGCCCCTGGCCGAGCTGATCGGCCTGACGATCGAGCAGCACCGGATCAAGACGCAGGATCCGGCGGCGGTTTTTCAGCCGATCGCCGCGCAGACGAAATCGCAGGATGGCAAGAACCCGCATCTGGCGATCGTTGACGAACTGCACGAGCATGAAAAACGCGACGTCTGGGATGCGCTGGCCTCGGCCATGGGGGCGCGCGAACAGCCATTGCTGATTGCGATCACCACGGCCGGTTGGAATGTTGGCGGCATCTGCTTTGAACAGCGGCGCTATCTGTCGTCGATCCTGTCCGGGCATCGCGAGGATGATCGGTATTTCGGGCTGATCTTCGAGGCGGATGAAGGGGATGAACCGGGCGACGAGGCGACATGGTTCAAGGCGAACCCGTCGCTCGGCAGCGCCAAGTCGATCGAATATCTGCGCAGCGAATGGGGGCGCGCCGAAGCCAGCCCGCAGGCAATGGGCGAATTCCTGCGCAAGCATCTGGATATCTGGACATCGGTCGGGGCATCGGCCTTCGACCTCGAGGCCTGGGATGGTTGCGCGGATCCCGTACTGGACCTGACGGCATATGAGGGGCGTCCGGCATTCATCGGGGTCGACCTGGCCACGCGCGAGGATTTCAGCTCGGTGGTGCTGGCGATCCCTGACGGTGACAACGTGATCATCCGGGCGTGGCATTTCCTTCCCGAACGCGTGGTCGAGCGTCCGGGGAATGATCATTTCTGGGGCTGGCGCAGGCAGGGGCGGATCATCTCAACGCCCGGAGCCGAGCTTGATCTGCGGGCGGTCGAGGCATTGGTGCTTCAGCTGGCGGGCATTCCGGTTGACGGGTGGCAGTTCGATGTTCCCGGCTTCGATCTGCAGATGGTGTGTTACGACGCGATGTTCGCGGCCCAGATGGCAGCGTCCTGGGCCGAAGCCGGGCTGGTGACCGTCGAGGTTCGATCGCGTGCGGCCAATCTGAACGAGCCGTTCAACAAGGCGCTGGCGCTGGTGGATGACAGGCGGCTGGTTCATGACGGCGATCCGGTTCTGCGCTGGATGGCTGCCAACACCCTGAAAAAACAGGTCGCCGGGGGCGACTACATCTACCCGGCCCGGCTGTCACCGCATGACAAGATCGATGGCGTGGTTGCGCTTTGCACCGCGCTTTGGGGGGTCATTCGGGTGGATGATCCGGTCGAGCTGCCAAACGAGCCGCAATTGCTGGCCATGGAGGAGATCGTGCTGTGAGGTGGAAGCTGTGGCCATTCGGCGAGCGCAAGGCTGCCGGCGGCTCGAACCTGAACGATATTCTCGACCGCCTCGAAAAGGGAGCTGGCAACCTGGTCAGCCCGCGAGAGGCGATCGCGGTGGCCGCAGTGTTTGCCGCCCAGCGTGTCATTGCGGAAGACGTGGCCAAACTGCCCGCGCGCTTGCGGCAAAAAACCAGGGCGGGCGATGTGACCGCCACCGATCGCCGTGAACATCTGCTGCTGTCGCGGGCTGGCCGCATGCCTGGCGATGGCCTTGACGGGATCAGCGCGCAGGAATGGATCGAGGTCATCGTCGGCGAGGCGACATTGCACGGCATGGGCGTGGCCTGGATAAACCGGCTGAATGGCCAGGCGCTGGAGATCGTGCCGCTGCGGCGCGAACAATGGCAGCGGGAATATCGCGATGGCGTCGGATATTTCTGGCGTATCCGCACCAATGATCGGCGTGATTTTCGCCCCGTCGATCGATCCGAGCTGCTGGTGCTGCGCGGTCCGCTGATGGGGACATCACCGCTTGGTGCCATTGGTGCTGCCGTAAAGGTTGCGCGCGGGCTTGACCGGATGCTGACCACGCTCGCAGATCGGGCAGGGCGGCCGTCGGGCCTGCTGGTGACCGAAGCGTTTTCTTCGCAGGATGCGGCGCGCACATTCATGGAGCGGATCGCCAAGCGGTTCGGCCCGGGCGGCGAAGGCGGTCTTGTGCCGGTGGATGTGAACAGGGCCGACCTTGTGCGGCTGTCCCTGACGCCCGAGGAATTGCAGGTCGACGCGGCGCGCAAGCGTGTGGTCGAAGATGTTGCCCGCGTGTTTCGCGTGCAACCGGCGCGCCTGATGCACGAGATGGGCGGCCAGACTTATGCCAGCGCGTATCAGTGGAACATCGCCCATGTGACCGACACGATCCAGCCATGGGTGCGCAGGCTGTGCAGCGCGTTCGATCTGGACGTTCTGGGCGCGCAACTTCTGGAGCAGGGCTATTACGCGGATATCGAACTCAAGGGCTTGCTGCGGGGCAGCCCAGGCGAGCGGGCCGACTTCATGCTGAAGCTGCGCACCATGGGGGCAATGTCGCCGCGACAGGTGGCGGCGCTCGAGGATCTGCCGACCGATGGTCTGAGCGATGACCCGACCACGCCGCTATTGACCAACCCGCCGAAGGGCAGCGCGGCGCAGGACAATACCCATACCGGAGGGAACAATGGAAAGGCTTGATTGTGTGTTCGAGGTCAAGGCCTCTGAGCAGGGTGTGATCGAGGGATACGGATCGGTGTTCAACATCCCCGATCAGGGAAACGACATCGTCGCACCGGGTGCATTTACCAAATCGCTTGCGAAAAGAATGCCCAAAATGCTGTGGCAGCACGACCCGGACGATCCGATCGGCGTCTGGGACGAGGCGCGCGAGGATGACAGGGGCCTGTACCTCAAGGGGCATCTCGCGATGAAAACCCGAAAGGGTGCCGAGGCTTTCGAGCTGTTGCGGGCGGGGGCAATCGATGGCCTGTCGATCGGCTATCGCACCATCGAGGCCGAGATGGATGGCAAATCCCGGCGTGTGCTCAAGGAACTGGAATTGCTGGAAGTGTCCGTCGTGACCTTCCCGATGAATGAAAGCGCAACCGTTGATGCGGTCAAGGCCGCAGCAATGAGTGAGCGGGAATTCGAGCGCCTGCTGCTGAGGGAATCGCAGCTGTCGCGTCGTGTGGTCGGCGCGCTGATGCGCGACGGCTGGAAAGGGGTCGCGGCTTTGAGGGAGTCGAGCGCGGACCTTGATGAGCTGGCCGGGGCAATCAGGCACCTGGCCGATCTGAAACGGTCGATTATGGAGGTATCCCGATGACCGATATTGCTGAACTCAAGGCGCTCATCGAGAAGGATGCAAAGCTCACCGAAGAGCTGCGCGCCCGTGTCGATGACGCCACCAGGGACGTTGTCCGCCAGGACGAGGTCAAGAAAATCCAGGACGAGCTGGCCAGGGTGATCGCCGATCGCGCGACTGCCGAGGAAAAGCTGCGCGCCGATCTTGATGAAGCCAGGCGCATGGCCGAAGAGGCTGCGATCAAGGCCGGTCGTGGTGTTGAAACCGGTGGCGCAACGGACGATGTGGCGCGCGAACACCGCAAGGCATTCGAGGACTGGATCCGCAGTCACGCCGATGACGGTCGCCCCAGTGTGGAGGCCAAGCAGGCGCTGATCGAGGTCGAGCGCAAGGCCGTCGAAGTGGCAACGCCGGCGACCGGCGGTGTTGCTGTACCGCAGGAAATGGCGACCGAAATCAATCGCAAGCTGGCGGACGCCGCCGTCATGCGCTCGCTGGTCAAGGTGGTTCAGGTCGGTTCCACCGATTACCGTGAACTGGTTGACAAGCGCGGAATGGCCTATGGCTGGATCGGCGAAACGGGCGCGCGTGCAGGCACGGCTACGCCGTCGCTCTATGAGGCGAAGCCGCTGTGGGGGGAAATTTACGCCTACCCCGAAGCATCGGATCGCGCGCTGCTCGACATGTTCTTCGATGTCGGCTCGTGGCTGATTTCCAGCGCGGTAACGGCGTTTGGAACCGGCATCGATACGGCGATTGTGGGCGGCACCGGCGCGGATCAGCCGCATGGCCTGTTGACCACGGCGCCTGTGGCGCTGGCAGATGGCGCGCGTGCCGACCAGGTGCTGCAATATGTGCCGACCGGTGTCGCGGGCAATTTCTCGGCCGATCCGCATGCAGACCTGGTGAACCTGGTCTATACGCTGCGTGCACCGTATCGCCCGAGCGCCAAGTGGGTGATGAACAGCCTGACGGCGGCAAAGGTGCGCGCCCTGAAGGATACCACCGGGCGACCGCTGTGGATTGACAGCATGATCGCGGGTCAGCCGTCGCAGCTGCTGGGCCATGAAGTGCGCATTGCCGAGGCCTGGCCGGATGCGGCGCTGGACAGCCTGCCGATCGCATTTGGCGATTTCGCCAGGGCCTATACCTTCACCGAGCGCGCCGGTCTGCGGATCACGCGCGATGATGTGACCCGGCCCGGTTACGTCAAGTGGCATATCCGCCAGCTGGTGGGCGGCAATGTCACCAATGATGACGCGGTCAAGCTGCTGAAAATGTCGCTGACCTGATCAGGGGCCGATTGGCCTGACCTGGGGGCGCGTCATGCGCCCCCATTTTTTGAAGGAGAGTTGAAATGGCAAAAGTGGTCAAGGCCTTCAAGGCCTGCATCAATGGCGAGGTCTATCCCCGCAGCTTCGAGGTCGGCGATGTAAAACGCGGTGCAATATTGGGCCACAGAAACGGCTGCACAAAGCAGTTGTAGCGGAGTAAAAGTCCGCCAGTTTGTGTCCTTCGTATTATCGGAGGGCGGGAGATGTATTCTGTGGATATTTATAGTCGTGTGCGCCGTGCTTGTTTGAAGGACGGCATGTCTGCTCGAGAAGCGGCGCGTATTTTCAACAAGGACCGCAAGACGATTGCAAAGATGTTACTGCATGAGTTGCCCCCTGGGTATCGCCGTTCAAAAGCGCCACATCGTCGACGCGGGAGTATCC